CAGCAAATACATCAATCGGGGTTGGATTGAAGTCAATCACGCGCTCCGGCGATGTTCGAAATTTCATCACTCTGAATTACAAAAATTCAAAGATCGATGTGAGCGATTTGGCATCTATTTCGCAATACGGCAAGTTTGCAGAAATCTTTGACACCAATTTAGAAAATGCAGCTGAGGCTTTGGCCGTTGCCGAAAGGCGTTTGCAGCTCAAAGCCTATCCACGCGCTTTTTTTGACTCCATCGAATTCCCATTGGGATCACCGGAAATCGATGATGCCGATCGGGATGATTTGCTCAACATATTTATGGGCTTACCGCTGGAAATCACGGATTTGCCGGCAAACATTGTAAACAGCGTTTTTCAAGGCTATGTCGAAGGCTGGACATTCCGCTCGACATATAACGCCTTGTCAATCAGCATCAACGCATCACCAATTGAATTCTCCCAAGTGACACTCCGATGGAATCAAGTGTCTGCTTTGGAGTCTTGGAATACAATCAACCCAACACTTACATGGGAAAACGCGATCGGATCGGTGGCATAAATGGCAACTACAACTCCCAATTTTGGCTGGCCGGTGCCAACGAGCACCGATTTGGTCAAGGATGGCGCAACAGCAATTGAGGCTTTAGGCGATGGCATCGACACATCGATGGTCGATCTTAAAGGCGGTACATCTGGTCAGGTATTGGCCAAAAATTCAAACACGGACATGGATTTTGTGTGGGTTGCACAGGATGATTCCAATGCAATCCAAAATGCGATTGTTGATGCTAAAGGCGATTTGATTGGAGCAACGGCAGCTGACACTCCAGCGAGATTGGCCGTTGGCACAAATGGTCAAGTGCTGACAGCGGACTCAGCTCAAGCTACTGGATTGAAATGGGCAACTCCGGCAGCAGGTGCAATGACTTTAATCCGGCGATCCACTTTTACCAATGTCGCAGGTACGGGCACAACTTTTGACGGAGTTTTTACAACTACTTACAAAACTTTTTTAGTAGTTTTGGAAAGAGTTTTCTCAGTATCAGCACAAACAGACGATTTACAAATGCAATTAAGAACAAATGTACCGGCTACAAAAACAGCGTCCTACTATGGCAATTTGATGACTACACCATACAACTCGGGATCGAGCACTTTTACGCAACAAAGTAACACAGCACAATTTACACTCGCTCTGACAATCGGTGAAGGAAATTATCCAAGTTCTGCCTCAATTACTTTTGCAAGAGTCTCCGATGGTGCTTATCGCTCAGTATGGTACGGACAAGGACAATCCGGAGCAACCGATCAGGCGGTAACAGTTTTTGGCGGTTTTAACGATGATGTGGCAAGTTATGCAGGATTTTTATTGAAAGGTTCGTCAGCAAACATCAGCGGTGAAGTCGCTGTCTATGGATTGGCTATCTAATGAAAACACTTAATGAAATGATCGAAATCATCAGAGCGGAAAACCCAGATGGATTGCGGATAGGAGATGATGAGCGCGGCTACACATCTTTTACTGCTGCTGAATACGAGGCAACAATTCTCGAATGGGCGAATGCTCGCCTAGACAAACAGGCAAGGCAGGCACAGGCAGCAGGAATTATTGAAGCCAAAAAACAAGCCGTAATTAAATTGACTGAATTGGGAATAGATCCAAAAGCATTTGATTTACAGGTGGAACATTTGACGGAAATTGTGCCGGGTGATGAATAATTTCCCACAAGGCACATTGCCGCGTTTAATTCAGGTTGCGCTCGCTGAGGTGGGCACAATCGAAACAGGCAATAATGAGACCAAGTACGGCAAATTTATGAAAGCCGACAAGCTGCCATGGTGTGGATCATTTCTAAATTGGTGTGCTCATCAAGCCGGGGTCAAGGTGCCAAATGTGGTTAGCACAAGAGCCGGTGCCGAGGCATTTAAGAAAAACAAGCAATGGCACACGACACCAAAGATTGGTGACTTTGTTTTTTTTGATTTCATCATTGATGACAAAGAAACAATCAATCACATTGGCTTGGTGATCCGGGCATCGGAAAAACAGATCGTGACCATCGAAGGCAACACATCAGGCGGTTCAGGAAGTCAGCGCAATGGTGGCGAAGTCATGGTCAAATCAAGAGCTTTGGGAGCACGCTCATTTGTTATCGGTTACGGCCGACCAGCTTATGAGCCGTTTGCCGGTGATTTACCGGATCGACCAAAAGGAGAAAAATGATGGAACAAGCAAAAGCAATTGCAGCCTCATGGGCGCGCTCATACATAGCAGCAGCTTTGGCCGTGTACATGGCCGGTGGAGACATCAAGGCGATGGCAATGGGTGGCGTGGCAGCTATCGTGCCCGTCGTTTTGCGCTGGCTAAATCCAGCTGACACAGCTTTCGGATCAACGGGGAAATGATCCCGAAACTACGCGCGGCAGGTTTAGCTTTGATCCTTTCGCTAAGCCTTGCCGGGTGTGGTTATGACGGGTGGGTCAGGTACCCATGCCAAGAGCACGAAAATTGGGAAAACAAAGATTGCCAGAAACCTCAATGCAAGGTGACTGGCACCTGTACAGAGGATTTGATAGGCGATGCCGTCCAAGAGTAAAGAGCGATTAAGTCAAGAGGACATCAAAGCTCGGTTAATGTTTCTCATTGGCTCGGTGTTGGCCATTGTGTTTCTTATTGTCACTTTGGGCATCACTTACGCATTGATCTTTGTTACTCAGCCAATTGGCGCACAAGCTCCCAATGATGCAGCTTTTATCGATTTACTCAAAACCTTGGCAATCTTTCTCACCGGGTCATTGGGTGGAGTTTTGGCATCTAATGGCCTCAAAGATAAAACCACAAAATCAGAATATGAAAAAAGCATTGAAAGGCGTTTAGGCGGTAGCGACACGCCATGATTTGAGCGTGATTCTTGAATTTGTCGCATTTGCCTGTCACTCTCTCTTTTGGGAGCGAAGCACAGTAGTTCCCGAATCGGGAGCAATACAATGAACGAAGCATCAATAGTGATCATGTGTTTGATCGCTGGAGCCTTTTGGGCTGTCATGGCTTATTCGGTAGGTTTTAAGGAAGGCGAGCGACAAGGCTATACAAGAGGCCGAGCCGTAGCACGCCACGCGGTATCAGCTGATCGGAAGGTCAAATAATGGCTTTCCTTGATAATTACGAAGGCAACAAAGAGCGCACAGATCGATGGATTGCGACATTTCCACAAGGTCGGCTTGAAGCACATATTATTGAATTCAATGCCGAAAGAGGCTATGTGTTAGTACAAGCTAAAGCATGGCGCAATCAAGAGGAAACAGAGCCAGCCGGGATTGATTATGCGCACGGCTATTTAGCAGCTTTTAACACCAACATGAAACGCTGGTTTGTTGAGGATACTGTCACCTCAGCTTTGATGAGAGTGATGGCTTTGGTCATGGGCAACACAGAAAAAGCCACAAAAGAAACCATGTATTTGGTCAAGCAATCAAATGATGAAGTGGCCAAAGATTATGATTATTGGACAACAAAGCATGGCGAGGTTCCCAGTTATGCCACAGCTGCAGAAGCTGAGCAATCGGGAATCGCATCATTGGGATCATCGCTGGATAACATTCATGTCAAGCGAATTGATGATGAGCCACAAGCTGCACCAGAGTGCCGCCATGGGTCGATGCGTTGGAATCAAAGCAAGCCCGAAGCACCAAAAGTCTGGGCTGGCTATTTCTGCACACATAAAGACAAAGAAGGTCAATGCACACCTCGTTGGTATGTCTTGCGTTCAACCGGAAAATGGGAGCCACAAGTATGAGCGACTATGTTGAAATCATCTATCCTCAAGAAATGAAAGCACGATTGATGTGCAATGGCGAAATCATTGAGGAATACAAAATCGAGCAATGTGACAAATGCTCACAGCTGAGGCGATTGGATCACTTTGGCTATCAAAAAGGCTATGACAAACAAGACAACATCATTTGGTTTTGTGGTGATTGCCGATGATAGATCGCATTGAGGAAGTGCAATGCATGATTGCAGCGATTCAGCATTGCCATGATCGATCAGCTGATCACAGTTCACGCATTGTCAAAGATATTTCATGGTTTGCCTATGTTGCACAAATGGGCGAATCAATGGCCGCTGAGTATCTTGTGGCCAAGCGATTAGGTTATGAGTACACACCGGGGATCACATGGGATAAGGAAAAGGCTGATGTGGGCGATCACATCGAGGTCAAATGGTCAGCCAATCCAGCCTCCAATTTGTGGATTCAAGAATCAGATCGACATGATCGTGACATTGCCGTACTGGTTACAGGCAGCTCACCAAAGATGCACATTGTTGGCTGGATTCCGGTTGTTGTGGCTAAGAAACCACGCTATCGAAACGCATCACAAAACAATTGGTCGGTGCCACAAATCAATTTACAACCTATCGAGACTTTAGCCAGGAGCAACTATGCACATCCTTCAATTTGATTGTTCGATCTGTTCAAAGCTTTACGGAAAGCCAAAGCAACGCCATGGACTTAAGAAAGGTGCTGAATTAACAGAGCATGAGTGGTTTGCACAATGCATGAGTTGTGGCACATTTGGCATCAAGATCGTTGATGATGCTCGGATCGAGGAGATGTCATTGTGATTAAGTTATCCACAGGCTTTATCCACAGGTGTGCGAAACCTGTTGGAATCGCCCAAGATTACGCTCGGTATTTGACAACGCATATACCATCTACACGAGGTAGCGAGCCGGTGAGCCGGATAGCTCGCAGCCGATGTTTGATGGTTTTGGCCGTGCTATGTCTTGTTGGCACAACACCGGCTAACGCAACAAAAGATGTAAAACAAGCATCAATCAATTCATTGAAGCTATACGCACATTCTCGGATCATTGATTGGCAAGAGATGAAATGCTTTGACACATTGATTACAAAGGAAAGCAATTGGCGTGTGGAAGCAATTAATCCCAATGGCAATCACTTTGGCTTAGGCCAAATGCGAAACACAAAGTATCGAAACCTTGATGGCTATCGCATGATCGATTGGACATTGCGATACATCGATCACAGGTATCAAGGCAAGATATGCAATGGTGCATTGGCTCATTGGCGAAAGCATGGGTGGCATTGATGTCACGCAACTGGACAGGTGGCAGCACAGCTCGATGGCGTAAGATCAGAGAGATGGTGCTCAAGCGTGATGGATGTTGCCAGATATGCGGTCAAACAGAAGGCCAAATGCACATCGATCATGTAATTCCAAAGCGATTGAACGGGAGCGATGAATTGTGGAATTTGAGGCAATTGTGTCAAAAGTGCAATTTGGTCAAAGGTGGTCGTTTTTTTGAAACGGACAAGACAC